CTATCCGTAAATTAAATGCTCCACCCCGTAAGTGCTCAACCAAACGAAGCCACTGTTCGTTAAATTCACCCGCATAAATTGATAGCCCTTAATCATCGTAGGCGTGTCTGCACTGCGAACATGATCCGGAATAAAGGCAAAGTAATCTCCTGTGTGCAACGTTTGGTCAGGCAATGTGGCACCCGTGGCCGGATCGATACGATCGACGTCTTCAGGTAGAATGCCATTGTCTTTCCACTCGAAATCAACAGGACACAAATAGTTATTACGGATTTGCCATACGCCATTATATACTTGTAAATCATCCACCCGATAACCGAAACGTCGTTTTGGTGTAGGTGCCGCTCCATTATATCGATAAATGTAATAATAGGGTTCCCCGTTTGCCTTATATACAGCATTTACATCATTGATCGATACCCCATTTGCATAGGCATTGCAATGAATGATAGTCTCACTATCGTCATAAAAAATACCTGTGTGTCCGTTATCACCTGCTGATTCTCCTTTTTTTCCCCAAATGAAGACATCCCCTTTTTTGGGATAATAAACCGGCGCTTCTTCATAAACAATAGAAAAATTGTTTTGTACTAAATACGCATGTAAGGTTTCCGTGTTGGGTACATACCCGAAATCTGTTCCTCCTGCTGCACGTAAAGAAGCATAAACAGCTCCACTGCAATCAGCAGTGCCATCGGCACCTGTTCTTGACCCTTCCATGGAGTAAGTAACTCCTTTGTTTTTTAGCTCAACCATGTGTTGGATGGCTTGATTTACATTTACTGTCATTGTTGTTCATCCTTTCTTGGTGTTTGATAATTTAAGGCTTGCAGACTGTCTTTTAAGCTATGCGTTGTTGGATCGTTAACGATTCCTAAGATGGATAACACCACAAATACTGCATTTACGATGTCTAGCAGTTGCTTATTCATCGCATCAAGCTGAAGCTTATACCCAAGCGGTGCAGCGACTACTTGTGCCAGTAATAAGAGTGCTGGGATCAAAGAAAGCCAAAACTGTTTATTTTTGATACGTACTTTCCAATTAATCATGCGTCATTCGCTCCTTTCAATTGTTTAAAAAAAGAAGTTACCCTGCGGTAACCTCTTATTTTAGTTTTTCGTTAATTTTTTCAACGGTACTTTTTATACTTTCTACATCCCCAAGTGCATTGGTCAATTTGTCAATGGTTGACTGATATCTTTCTTCCCGTCGATTATTTTGTTTCATCACCCATATAAGCAGTCCTACAAATAGGGCAGCAAATGTGATTTGATCTGGGTTAGTTAGCATTCCTTCCATGATTTTTTCCATTTTATGCTCCTTCACCTACGCTGTTCGTTTCCAAACATATGCTGTTTCATATGGTGGCAAATTAGTACTTCCATCTGTCGTTCCGCCCAATTCTGTCCCCCACTCTAAATCTAAATCAGGAGCTGCAATTCCAGAAAACGAACCTTCTTTATTTTGAGCTTTATATCGAGGCACTTGCTTTCCATAATAGGCAAGTGTAGAACCAGTTAATTGTAACTTTGCATAGCCGTTCGTTAATGTATGGTTATGCGTTTTGTTTCCTCCAATTTTTCCTGCTGTATCAAGATCAGGGTCTTTTTCATCGACACCGACAATCACTTTACCTTTAATTCGTTCCCATGTTCCACCAAATGCTACGTTTGGATTGAATTCAGCGGAAGCGTTGGTAATAATTGAACCGACAGGATAAAGAAGACTGAAAATCATTTTGAAGTTTTCATTTAAAGAACCAGTCCAAAGGGGATCGCCTTTTTTTATCTCGTTGAATGCTAATGTCATGTTATACCTCCAAATTTACTTGTATCGTTTTATAACCAGATATAAAGCGATAGCAAGTAGCGCTAATTTTTATAATCTCAACATCTGTCATTAAGTAGCTTGCGGGCACTTTTAAAATACAGTCATTGTAAGACGTGTATTCTACTGCCATCTGTAAGCTTATTACATTACTACCCCCAGCTCCTGTAGGTTCTAATTCTGCACCTACTAAGCCAGCGCCATATTCCCAATATAAGCCATTTACTTTCGGCAAAGCATTGAGACCATGGGTAATTGTTATAAATTTGCTGTTCGCAGCTAATTCGTTAAT